AGGCTCCAGGGGATCCGGTGCCACAGCTATATCCCGTCGTGTGACTAGGCGGAATGCATTAGACACGAACTCCAGCGGCGTGCCATCCATAGCGTTATAGAAGCCCGCTGTTGCTTCCTCCTGATTACCTGAGCCAGATAATACAGCACCTACACCTAATAGAAGAGCAGTAGCGGCTATGTTCACGACGCCTAGTGCCGCTGCAGAACGCAATAGTCTATTACCGCCGGGCCCCAGTATTCTGGCGTTTCTATACTTGAGGTAGTCTCGACTATCTACTAGGGTACGTAGGTTCTCACCGTAATCTGTTAGTCTATAATTACCTGCCTCGTCTATAATGTCTCGTACCTGAAAGTTAGATGGACGCCGGCCGTGTTCATTCATAGCATTATGGTATGCTGTGCCATGAGTTCTCTTCAGGTGTTCATCTAGTAAATCGAAGCTATGGTAGCCCCGTCGATTATTACGGTAGTCTGATAGGTAGGTCTCTACAGTATTGAAGTCAGACCGTATGTCTCTCTCAAGAGAAGCTAGGCGTAGCTTACGCCACATACCTAGTGGGTTCAGTGGGTGCATCTTACCTACCTTGGCCCTCATTCTACGATACCGCTCTATAGTAGCGCCTGAGTCTAGCCCGAGGTCTGCTAGTTCTACTACTGCCATAGCGTTTACGCCGGCATAGAGCCCTACTGTAGCTAATCGAGTCATGACATTGTCGTCCATGCCCTCACTTACGTTCCACCCAGTCTTAGTCTGGAATAGGGCCGCTATAGTGCCGAGAAGTAGTGGCATACGATAGGCCCGCCATCTGCGTAGACCCGTATGCATACCGCGGCTTATCCTAATATCATCCATACCTGTTATTCGCACTACACGAGATTGTAGCGCCGCTACCTTCTTACGCCATGGATCGTGCTTCATAGCGAAGGAATATGCGAAGGCCAGAGAAGTACCTACAAGTAGAGAACTTGTTAGTGGACTCGTGCCCGTTAGTCCAAATAGTGCGCCTAGCACAGGCGGTACAATAAAGTTACTTAGAGCTATGACCTTAGCTAGTCTTCTATCTAGCTTATCGAATCCCTGTAGTGCCCCGTAGCTGAACCCCGCCATTGTGTCTACTACCTTACCTGAGTAATGCCAGAAGGAACCAACCGCAGTTCGTGCACCTGCTATGGGTACATTCATAGCCCGGCCGCCCCAGTCATCTACTAGTGCTGCTAAGTTAGTCATCTTATTGCTGAGATCCTTCGCACCCGCACCTATCGAGGGATCGCGTAGTATCTTAGAGCGCGCGTACTCTGGTAATAGAGCAGACAGACTAACTAGTCCAGCCGTTAACGATACTGCTAGTGATACATTACCAGCGCTCTGTATGTAATTGATAACGTTATCCTTCTCCTGGTTATATATGAAGGCCTCAGCGAAGGGCTTATTAGCGTCAAAGGCCAGGGGGGCTGACACGCTCATAGAGATACCCAGTACAGGTGCTGATTGTACCCCCATACTATAACTGTATACGCCCTTATCCATCTCAGAACCACGGCGCCGTGACTCCGCTATGAAGAACTGTATGTAGGACGTGGGGGCCTGACTCGCGTAGACCTCTATAGTTTTGGCCCGTCGACTTATGGCTGCTACTGGTGTGTGGGCACTAATACGTCCTGCTACGAATGCAGACCATGCCTCTAGAGTCCTCTCAGTTCTATTGCCAACTAGCCCACCTGTATTGACCCTATTGAGTACTGATTGTTTCCATGCCTGGAGACTACCTACTGTTGCGTAATTCTCGTCTAGTACCTGCCCCTCTTGCCCTGTCATACGGTTGAAGGTATTCATTATAAAGTTACCTACACCAGTGATGACGCGAGGGGCCCATAGTAGCGCTGCTGTAGTTAGACCCCACGTCATGAATCTATTACCCTTCTTGACTAGAGTGCCTCGCTTCAGTACTCCTTCTGCCTCTGCTGATATTAGACGACTGTTACCACTGGCATACATCTCATCGCTGAGACTATACCGGTTAATAGCCATACTGCCGAATACCTCACTACCTACATAACCCCCGGCTACTGCTAGTGCTGTATAAGCGGCCCCCATGACGGGCCCTTCGAGTACTAGATTGCGATTATTGTAGCGCACCTCTTCTACGTCGACAGTACCGAACTGTAGGTTAATAGAACGCAGGAAACTAGGCCCACTGGCATCTAGTATATTAGCTAGGCCAGTCTGTACGTTCATAAGAGCTAATACAGAGGCACCTATAATACCCTTATTGCGGAAGAACGATGAGGTCAGGAAGCGACTATTACGCCCTGATATTAACCTGAATAGATCCTCTTGAGCTGCCGTGGCCCCCGCTGCCCGTTGTACTGCCTGCTGATAGTGAGGGCTACTCTGTATGGCCTGATTGTAGACTATCAGCTGATCTACAAACTTAGAAACTAACTGGCGCTGCTCCAGAGTTTGTACATTACCTATCTGACGACTACCCTGTCCGTTAATGCCCACCTCCCATGTCAGTAGGTTCTCTACTAACATCTGTCTCTCTAACTTCATGAGTTCCTTATACTCTGCAGCTAGATTAGTAGTTGCTATAGGCCCTATACCCATGAATAAGTTATTGCCCTGGAGGCGCGCCTTAGTAGAACGCATTACTCCTCCTAGCATAGCGCCTCCTCGCATGAGGAGACCCTTCATACCGCTAGTGTTATTCTCGCTACTACTGACTATGTAGTTGAGGCTCTGGCTTCCAGTACCTAAGATTCTATGGAAGGATTCTGCCATTTCACTAAAGCTGAACACCTCTGCCATACTCACAAAGGAGCGGCTGTCTTCCTTACCCACCCCCCATCCCCAGCGCCAGGGTGCAGCAGGTAGACTAGCCCCTACCTCGTCAATTAGTATTGCTAATTCTCGTTGTCTCTCAAAGCCTATGTTAGTGGCCCTGAGCGACACTAGGAATGGCTCCATCTCACCCGAGACTGGGTTATACCTCTCTTCAAAAGTGGTTTCTAGACCAATAGGGCGCCGTAATGAATCATGGAAGGCATCCGCAGAGCGCCTTAACTTAATGTCCTCTGCACTCCCTCTCTCATAGGGATTCATGACATCTAGTATGAAGGGCTTAGTTATATACTCGAAGAAGGTGGCCCCCCTCTCTCTATAAAATAGGTTATTGAGGGCAGGCAGTGTATTTATACGATTAGTGTAATAGTTGTCGAGGGTGCCTCCGCTAAGCCCCTGAACTTCTTGCATGTATTTAGCTAACTCGAAATTATCGACGGGGGCAATGTCTAGTATAGGTAAGTGCTGAGGATATCTTTTTCCTGCTGTCTTCTGTACAGCGCTGTCGATAGTACCCTGGACCATCGACTTATTTAGTTCTGCAGTTATGTAACCTAGGGGTATACCTATACTGAAGTATAGCCCCATGCTGGCCGCTGTAGTCATTACAAAGCTACTAGCAAATGTAAGCGCATTCTCGTATACACCAGCCACTGGTACCATACTATCGCGCGTCTCATCGTAGTCGAAGAACGTGCCGTAGTATGTCAGTGTTCTATCTAGTACTGCACCAAAGGCTCCCGCTATACTAGGTAGGGCCCCCACCTCATCTTTATATAGCCTGCCGAAGCCGGCCATGATAGTGTATTCATTAATGAGAGAGCCTAGGCCTGGCGATAATAGAGCTCTATCGTAATCGCGGACCTGGTCTGGCACAGCACTGGGGGCCCCACTTAGCGCAGCGCGCGCTAGGTAGTTCTGTGTGGCTATGCCCGGCCTATTAGTATAAGACTCTAATGATTCTCTCCAGTCTAGGTGTCCGCTTACTCGAGCGCGGGCTGCGTTATTGATAGCCACCTCATAGAAGTGAGAGGCCCCCAGGAAGCTGGGTAGCTGAGATATAGTAGTACCAGTAGTAGCACGTATAAATGACTTATTGGTATACCCCATCTGCGTCATCTCTATATCAGAGACGTTGAACTTATTATCAGACAATAACATGCCCTTATAATACGCGAAGGCAGCGGGGTCATCCTCGCTAGTCAACCGTATCATGATCTCCCTATTGTGTTGAGCACTGAAACGTCGGGTGCCCATATAAAGTACATCGGTACCCTTCTCGTCTATATTCTCAAATAGGTGTTTATTATAATGAGTACCTACGTTAGAGCCCGCTATAACGCCGGCCTGATGTAGACGATGGCGTACATTGGAATCTACCTGGCCACTAGTAGCCATTAGTATTGGTATGTCGGAGGCCCGCTCTACTATAGTGTTCTCGAAGTTCTCTAGTCTGGCGTAGTGAGTCCTATCTAAATTATTATCTCGACTGATGATATTTCCATCATCATCTCTTGCTTGAGCTAGGCTCCAGCTTGCTGGGCTCAGTACTATACCATTGGCCCTCTGCGCGTCGCGGGTCATGGCTAATATAGCCTCTGACTCACCTAAGATGAATCTATTGCGAGAAGTATCTAGCTCCCTGCCCTCTGCTAGGGAACGCATATAAGTGCGGAGTTCAGTAACAAACTTAGGGTTACTGGTTTCGTAGAATACATCCTTTTTATTAGACTTAAGGCTTATATCAAGAAGACTACTATTAGTATTCCTGAGCATTACGCCAGCACCCATGAGTAGAGGGGCGGCTATAGCTCCTACTATACCTAGTCGTGGGGACCTGCCTGATATTATAGCGCCGGCTCCTGCGATACCTGATACTACCGCTCCTACCTCGAGGGCATTAGTTCCGTACTCGGTTATATAAGGGGCCGTGTGTACTCTACCTACATCAGTACCGTCCTCTCTGGTGATCAACTCGAGCTTAGAGTGCATCAGCGTAGTACCCTGGCCCTTATTAGCAGTATAGGGTATGACATTTAGATTATTAGATGCTGCCTTTAATGCCTGTGACTCTCTCTTAGATATAGTCATGTCGACTACGACGGTACCACCTACCTCATCGTATAGATCCATCTCATTAGTAAATATACCCTCTGCCATTTTTATATATGGCTTCATACTCTGATAGAATTCATCTTGCCTCTCTTGGCCTATTGCCCTGAAGCTCTCTTTATTAAAAGTATCGTGTAATAACTCTAGGGTAAAATCTGAGTGGAACCTATTGTGTGAGAACAAGGCCGCCTCTAGACTATTCGGGCGCGCATCTCTTAGAAAACGCTGAGTCTCACTAAGAGATGACACGCCGAATCGACTAGAGGAGCCCTCTAGTGAACCAATACCAGCCGATGGGTATTTACCCGCCGCCTCTATTTGTTTTAGTAGATCCGATTCCACTGTTCACTGACCTCTATATTATCTGTATAGGAGACCTCTATCGGCACTACCGGTGTATCATATTCTACTACTACAGGATTATTATTAGGTAACTGTATCTCTGCCCTGAAGCGCTCTGCTCGGCTAGTGCTCTGGTCCTTGACGGTGTAATCTACATTGGCGCCCAGTGTATTTTTAACAACGATGCCTGCTAGTATATCGGGGTAATCGAATAAACTAATTATATTGTTTATTGGTGTTATCTCTATACGCTCGCGGCCGGTAGACATACCTATCCACCAGTATCGTGTGTCTACTAATGACTCCTGATAGTCCTGGACTACGCGCCCTGGTACCTTAGATTGTTGCCTCCATCTCCAGATCTCTATCCTATACGCATTCTCTAGTCTGAATGCCTCGCTGGCTCGCGGCGTGCTGTATTGGGGGTAGGTCAGCGGTATATACTCTGGCTCGCAGGGGGCCAGCAATAAACGTAGGGGTATAGTCGACTGGAGATGTATTCTCTGACTGGTGCCAGGTGTGACCCCACGGAGAGAACGCGGCGGTGTGATATACAGGTAGTATCGCCACGAGCTGAATAATTCCTGGAACTCAAATATAACTGGAGATAATTTCATTATGGTTATGGCGCGCCTGGGGACAGTTTTTAATACATCATGGATGAGATGAGCTTATCTATTGTGGACATAGTTAGATTGAGGGTCGCCGCTTACGCGCTGCTAATAGTAACCCCTTACCGCGAGCTGTAGTTAGTTCTCTATTCTTCTTGAGTGTCTTACTACTGATACTCTTGATGCCACTAGAACTCATACTGAATCCCATAAGAGTGCTGTCTTCCTTAACGCAGTTGAATACAGCGTTGACTATAGCATCTATTATGTCCTTACCACTGGCCCGCTCGTTGTGAGTTATCTTACCACTAGCCAGTTGTAATATACCGCCCATCTCAGCCATCAGACTATGCGTCCAGGTACTATCGCGAGGTAGTATCAATCGCCCCTCATTGAGTAGTTGTCGCGTTAGATTATAGTAACTCAGCTGCGCTGTATTAGTGGTACTCATCTCAGTAGAGCGTATGCCGTGAGCGTGTAGTCGTTGTATAGTGGACTGAGATTGATACGAGTCAAATGAGCAGAGACTAATATGGCGAGCCTGACATATCTGCACTAACTTCTCCTCTATATCTAGGTAGGAGACTATACGCTGTATGCCCCTCCCCCTATCATCTCTATCACTATAGGGCTTCCACACTAGTAGACCATCTACTATGACGCCCCATCTACCATCCTCTAGCTTAGTGCTCCTTACGAAGGCAATAGCGGCACTATCCTTCTTGAGCCCGTAGTCTACGTGTAGATAGGAGCGACCCTCACTGAGTCTCTCTAGTCTAGTTATCTGCAGTGATACGTAATGACGTGTATCATCCCCATTGGTTATATCCAGTGGTATAGAACGTGCATCCAGACAAGAGAGACCCTTAACTGCCTCTTCTATATACTCCTTCTGGAAGAATGAGCCGTGCTTACTAGAGCGTATGCCCTCATACTCTAGAGCTGCTGTCACGGGATCGCGTATGTAGTCCTCACTATTCTTGAGGCTATACTCACTGACCTCTGGTCGTAGATTGATATCCCAGGTGCGTAGACGGAATGCCACCATGCGCGCATCGCGTGTTGCTACCTTATAGAGATTCTGTATGTAGTCCCCCTCACCCCAAGCAGAACTGATGGCTATCTTCTTACCTTTATCACCGAAGGTACTCAGCCCCTTAGCCACATTACTCCATATATCATCTGCCTTCGACTCCCCTAGCTCGTTATACTCGAAGCGGGCTGCCTCATCTAGAACTAACATCTTGAGAGAATAACCTACTAGGGACTGCGAGTTAGTGTGTTTAGCGTAGATGGCTATATTCTTAGACGGGCAACGTATCTCCTGTGTGAGTATCTCTATCTGACCACTGTTCACTAGTCCCTTGAAGTACCCGCTCTGGCTAGCGTACCCCCTGATTGCGCCGAATAGCGTCTCATTGACCTGGGCCCCGCTTCGCGCTATAACAAATATAGCTATAGGGGATCCACTCAGGAGACCATAGTGCTTAGCTGGGTTATCTAGGTTGATAAGGCAATAGAATTCATATAGCACGCATATACTCGCTAGCACACTCTTACCTCCTCGTCGCCCGCACTCTAGTACCATGTTGACGTAGGAGCGGTCTGGTACCCAGGTGGTTACATCCTGCTCAGCCCATCGTTGTAGTATAGCTAGCTCATCCCTTGCTAGGGGCTCATTATAGAGAGCGCGCAGTATAGCTCTCTGAGGCGGGAATAATGTATCGCCGGGGGCCAGTAGATACTGCTCTGCAAATTCAACTATATCTATAACGTGCCCAGCCTTAACCTGAGCTAGGCCTTCATACGCTAACTCATCGAATAGTTCTATTGGATCCAGCTTACGTTTACGCGCCAAGTGTCACCTCCATACACATATTCTTAGTCTCTGTGTATTCTGTTATGTCTATGTCAGGTTGTATGACCTTGACTAAATTAGGATCCTCATCTATAGCAACATAGAATACGCCACCTTGGGGTATCATGTGTATTGCTGCAGGGCCCGATATTGTGTTTACTGGTAGTGATGGATTCAGATATATAGATGATATGGTACTCATAATATAGGGGCCCGCGTCTATCTCTAGCTCTATGTACTCATCTGGTATTGGTACATCTAAACGGGGGGGCGATTCTATATAGCGTAGTGTCCAGGGCACAGTTGAATTGAAGTAGATAGTCGCTACCGTTGTATTCTGCGGGACCTCTAATTGTACCTCTTGATCTAGACTATTGTCTCGAGAGAATGCAGTGTAGATTATAATAATACTAGAGCTGCTTGATCGTAGTATGTATGCGCTTATACTGCCCTCCTCCTTAGTGGAGAGGATGGCTCTCTGCAGTGGTTCTAGACCCCAGCTATCTAATTCTGAGCGCATGATAAAATTACCCCTACTATCTATCATGTCGTAGGGAGCGGGCACTCTAACAGAATGTATATCCCTATTGAGAACTACGACGGGGTAATCAGTACTACTGAGTAATTGTATTATCCACCAATCTAGTAGTGGCAGAGCGCCTAATAGTGCGGGGGCCCGTGTTCTAATTAATGACTCGAGGTTAATCACAGTGAATAATGGGTTTAGACAGCGACGCTTTAGTAGTATGCCCCTCACTATGTGGTCAATAGCAGGCACCGCGCATATACTTGACTCTAGATTTCCGTTTGAAGGAGGTTAGAGCATGAAATTTAGTTTATTTACCCAAGTTCGTTTAATTGAAGATTTACCTGAGTATGGTTTAAGTCAGGGTGATTTGGGTACTATTGTTGAACATTATTCCAATCCTGAAGGAGAAGATGGTTATAGTTTAGAGGGGTTAATTCCTCTAAATACGGTAGAAGTGTCTGAATCTCAAATAAAAAGAGATAGCACAGCTCGTGTAGTAATTGACACTATGCTTAATGGGAATGAATGGCACTAACAGTCGAGGAGACCACAGAACTATACCCTGCTGGCCTCTCTACTAGGCTCATGTCTGCTCGTTGAGCAGTAAATTGATGGTGTAATTGTATACTGCAGGTGGTGCTACTGAGAGTGGTGCGCTAACTACGGTTTCTATGTGCACTACAGTCCCCACGTTACTGCCGCGGTTATTGCCATTAGCTGGACTAGCACCAGTTAGGTTAGCCCCCCGCACTACCAGTGCATGAGTGAAGGGCCCTATCGGTCCCCCTGATGGCGTGAATGTGGCAGTAGCATCCAAACTAGCAGTGGGTGCTGTACGCGTTGGGATAGTGATGATTGGGGTAGTGACGATGAATCTACTATAACCACTAATCTCCCAGAGGGCTGCTTGAGCCATAGTGATATTCAGACGGGCATCTATCTCAGCGGGGGTTAATACAGTACCGATACCTAATTGGGGTCGATTGATTAGAATGACTACTAGATTAGTATTAATCTGAGATAATAGGAAGGAGTATAGTGCTCTTGTGTACATGTTAAGGTAGTGTTATGTTTAGGCGGCTCTCTACAGCGCCGTCGATGATTCTATACACTATATCATCATCGAGGGGGTCATATAACTCTATATCATAGAACCATGTCTGGCGGGGCGCTGTAGTAGGTACCTGCTTAGTACGTGTGGCACCTAGATAGGGTTTAATACGTGTGTAGATCACTCCATCTCTATTTACTGTAGTTAGAGGCTCAAACTCAAAGTTAGCAAATAACTCACCATCCTCTCCATCTCGTATCTGGCCCCGACACTGCATTGCCGTTAGGTCTCCCTGACGTAGTATAGTCAGTAGATCCCAGAGGGCCCCTCGTATAATAGCTCTATCCTTAACTAGATCTAGCTTAGTTACCATAATCTCAATGTTGTTGTTACTGTCTGCTGTATAGTTACGCCCTGTACAATACTATGACTGAGGCGCACCCTATCATTTAACCACTGCTGTTTGTATAAAATACTATCTAATAATGGGGGGCTATCTAGTAGGAATAATTCCTGAGTCTGGGCTCTATATTGATATAGCGTCGTCTCCTCACCATAATTAATAGTAGACCAGCCCGTATACGTTCCTATCCAGGGTTCCTCTAATCTAGTGGGTAACTCACCCACTAGATCAGGTAGTGTACGCGTCATCTGCTCTACGCTTGGTGGACCAAGGGGATCTAGTAGATTAGTAGGTCTTAACTTACTCCACTGGAGAGTATCAGGCGGGGCTATATCACCTGATACGTGCTGATATTCATAGTAAGGCCATATCACTCGCCCAGTCCATACCCAGCCGGGTAATAGGGGGTGTATACCCTGACTATTTAACAACACCACCTTACCACTGAATATAGGTACTAGATCATTCGCTGAGGGATAGCGTAGTGTATAACCATCATCTACCATTGGTATATATGGCAGGAGATGCTCTACTAAATCTACTGGTAAGTAGATATATCGCCTATTGGCCCAGCTCTGGCCATCTATTCTTACAAATACGGCTATCTCCTGCCAGCCGCGACGGCCCCATAAATCACCGCCCAGCCACTGAATTCCTACCCATGTGTAACTCTCTACCTCTATGACTAGTGCATCTAGGCCCTTATACTCAAATAGACCTGCCTGCGGCTGATAAGGCCGCGCGGGGTTGAGCCGTCGCTGTTCTGCTACTAGTTCTTGCCATGGTTTAATAGTACTCAATTCGGCCAATCTCCTCTTTAGCTACTAGGTAATTATCATTCTCGTATGTAGCAAGAATGAATATATTACTCCATTCTCTTATAGATAAGAAGAATATGGGCTTATAGTCACCTTCCCTATATATTACGCCTATCGATGATTGTATAGACACAGTACGGGTCTGTGGAGTAGACCTGCC